ATCGGACCTTCAGAGTTGTGTCGGATGTATCAGACATCGACCGTACATTCGAGGCAATCTGTCCTGCATCTAAGGAAGCGGGACATCGAGTTCAGTGCACAGCATGTAAGCTTTGCGCTGGATACAAACAGGCTAAGTCAATTGCAATTGTCGAGCACTAAGGAAAGGGGCTTCGGTCCCTTTTCTACTACTATCATAAATAGTGTGCCGCTAAACGCGGTCACTTGCGCGGCGTACCCGCGCTAATTAAATTGAGTCCTCGTTCCTCGGACACAGTTTTATGGTGCTCGGCTCCTCGTTCCTCGTCGCCTCGCGGGTGAAATTCGGCGCGTGGGGCCGCAGGGCCGCAGAGCCTCGATCACTGAGCCACGGACCCTGATAATATATCAGCCGCGTGGGGCCGCAGGGCCTCGAACATCGAACCTAGATCCTCGAACCGTTGGCCTACGGTGCTGCTGAGACCTTTGTCTAGCAAATCGGGCCCTTGGCACCCTTCAAACAAATATATGTGCCTTGTCGAGAGGTGCTTGACCAAGAAAAAGGATGCACCTCCTCGAGCATAATACGCCATATGCCACGCTATTTGGTGCGGAGAAATTTTAACGGCGTTGTTTTTCACTGTTTTCAACTCGATCCATAAAGGTATATGATCCCAAATCATATGGATATCAGGAACACCGCCTCCGTGCTTGTTCTCAATCCTCGTTGCGAAGCACTTCTTCGGCAAGTTCTGCCTGATCGTATTCCAAAAGTTCGCCTCTGGTCCCTTGCTCATCTGGTGTAATATCCTTGTATTCTGCCTCAAGTTGGAATGCTTGTGGGTATTGTTTTCTCAGTGCATCGAGCCGAGCCACAATCTGGTCTCTGGTCATCTGGTCAACAGTGTTGATATTCTCGCGCCTATCGATGGTCAGACCACCCAAAGCTGATCGGATTTTTTCTGCGTTGATGGCTGCTGAAAATTGCCCAGCCTCTTCCGCACCTCGAGACAATTGATGCAGCCGCTCGAGTTGACCAATCGTGGTCACCCCATATCTGCGTTCTCTCTCTTCTCGAAGTTCTTCGATGTACTCAACAACATGTGGATAGTCCCGACCATTCAACAAAACGGATGCTCTTTCGTTTGCCAGTTCTGGTGAGTACCCTGCTTGCCTCGCACTTTCCGCATTCGAATAGATGCCCTCGACTATGTGTCTTGCAAAAGTCATCTGCCTGTTTGTCAGTTTGCGCTCGTGCTTTTCTTCAATATCTTTTTTTGTCACCGCATTAGTTCTCCTAATGTTATTAAGCGTATTAATACCGTATTAATTTCACTTGTCTATATTACGATTTTTACACCCCAACCCCTGTTTTTTTCATTTCTAAAAATCGACTCAGGGCATTTTGCAGGATTTAATACACCTGTAACGTATTATAATACGCTCATAATACGGTTGGGATATGGGTGTTAACTCTCTGTATATAAACACTTTATCGGTTTATAATACGCTTAATACGCTGTTTCGACGTTTTTCAGAAAATTTTTTTAGGTAAGGGGGGGGTCAAAATGTATTATATAAAACTTTTTTTAATTATTTTTTCAAATCAACTTGACAAACAATGCCCCAGACCCCATGTATGTAAAACGCAAGAGGAGTATTTTAAAAATGGTAAAGACACCACAAATAACCCCAGAGTGGGACACAGGAATTTACATCGGTAACGGTGTGGTTGCTAAAAGAAATAACTTTGGTGGGTTCTCACCAAGAGACAGAAAAAGATTTTTACAACATGTTCTGTCGATACTAGGTGAGGTCACTGTAGCCGCAGAAGAGATGAATTATCACGATATTGTTTCAGCGACAAATATTTGTGAGGACACAATCATCAAAGAAATAGCTCGGTTTAATCAACAGTTTCAAAAAGAACGCTTCCCTCATTTGTATGGAGAAGCACTGCATTCAGATGAGGAGGATGTGTAATGCTAGCGATTGATTGTATGGAAGAGGGGACCATGGTCCTAGATTGGAACCCCGAGAAGTATACGACCAAGGCAGGTGCTGCCAAAGGTTTGTACAAGGCACTGTGCAAATGGTGCAAGGACGTTGGGTATAACCCTGACATTGAGGTTCGTATCGATAGCCCAGAGCAAACAGAGGCTCGAGGTTATGGTAGGTTTTGGAGCGTGGGCTTCGAGGCAGGGCCATTTGAGTGGGCGGTGCATGCGTCATTGCAGATGCCGCATTGTAAGTGGGGCTACTGTGAGCCGTACTATAGTTTTGATTTACAGTTTGTAGAGTAGGGGCAAATAATGGTTATTAAATTAAATTCTTTCAGTAACAAAGGTTGCACTTTAGAAGATGCTCAGACCTGCGTTAATCAACTTGCTGATGTGGTAAACGTTGTTCTCGAAGCGGCTAAAAAAATGACTGACGCAGAACATAATGATTCAGTATGCAAAGAAGTTTTCGAAGATACATATTGGAAGCTTTACAACAGGCTTAGTTATTTAGAGACGGACAAGCACAGGCATCCTCGTAATGAACAACTAGAATATATTGAGAAAAGGAAGGCTCGATGAGATTATACTACGATCAGAAAGGCGGTTGGGCAGGGACCCAATCTGATGCGAAGAAAGCTTTTGGTAAGGACTGGTGGGAGATTGATGTTCCCACCTCCAAGGCCGAGCTTCTTGAGTTCTTAAACTTACACAATTGTTTGAGGGATCCCAACCTTGAGCACAAATCAGATGAAGAGCAGTACTGGGACAAGCTTGAGACTGACGTAAAGTCTCACCCCCAGTCATGCAGTGCCAACCATGAGTATCGAGAACCTAACAGGTACGATGTTAATGATGTTGTGTTGAACTGTGACCGCAAGCATTTGGGCATGGCACTGGGTGCGATTATTAGTCGGTTACATGATGAACTGGAGGAAGTGTAATGGATAAGAAACTTTATAACGTGTCGCGTATGTACACAGTAGTTCGAGTAGCCGAGGTGCTAGCTTCGAATGAAGATGAGGCAGAACAGCTTGCTCGAAAGAATGCAGGTGATTTGTTCTGGAAAGAATACGATGGTGATTACATCGAAGAAGTAGATTTTAATGTGGAGGAGTGGGAATAATGCACGAGTATCATTGTTGATTGGAGAGTGATTACGGTGCCTCGTTCGGTATGATTGAGGCAAAGAATGAGGGGGAGTTCTACAGAATTCTCAAGGAAGATTATAAGCAAGACATTGGTGCGGACGGTGCGTTTGACTGCCCGATTACTGGTGATGAAAAATTTTTGGATTGGGGGGTATAATGCCAAATCATTGTTATCAGACTGTTTCGCTGAGAGGAAACGTGGACGTAGTTCATCATTTGCATGATGCATTGCAGGAGGGCAAAAGGTTCTGTGATGTTGTGTCACCGATGCCGCTTCGAACATACTTGTTGCCCGAGGTAGATGAGAGTGAGAAGTACGGCTTCGAGACAAAGACCCCTGCTTGGTACAACTGGCGTCTCGAGTTCTGGGGCACCAAGTGGGACGTGTGTGATGTTGAGGTTGTCGATGAAATCGAGATGACCGACTACCAGATTACGTCCGAGAATATCGATAAGGATGTTGAGGTAGAAGCGTGGTTCACGTTCAAATGTTGGACGGCATGGGGTCCGCCTATTCCGATATGGAAGAAGCTGCACAACATGGGCGTTCAGGTCCGTGCCTACTATGAAGACGAGGGCATGGATTTTCAGGGGTCATTTATTGACGGAGTAGACAAGGCATGGAGACCTCACATCGATGAGGTCATAGAGGAGGATGAAGCATGCAAGTACAAGTAATAGTGAGTCAATCGTTGGATGGTGAAGTGAACACCTATGTTTGCAAGAACAACCACGTTGCCAATCTTTGGTACATTGATCAGACGCTCGAGTCGGCGAGAGAGTATCTCAATGGGTACGAGTATGACGAGGATGATCCTGAGTATGGTGAGTTGCAGCAATTGATCAAGGACCTAGAGACTGGGTACTACGACGGTGTTGCGAGGATGGCTTGGGATGCTTGGTTGGTTTTGTCTGACATTATCAAGGACGATCAGCCTGAAGGGTTGTACATCGAGTGCCATCAGGCAACGGTTCTTGAGGATTGGCAGGTTTCAAAGTGACCGAGCGTGAGATGGATGAAATGTTGGATGAGATATTCCGCAAAGTGTTTGGAGATAAATGGTAATGGGTAGAGTAAAAGCTTGGATGATGGATCGAGAAGATCGAGCGTCAATGCGTGGGGCCGCAGACCGATACTATGGTCGATACCCCGAGCCGCACATGTGGTTGGATAATATAGGTGCGGAGGTCGTACCTAAAAAAGAAATGTCCGAGAATGAAATCGAGGCATATTGGGAAGGATGGAGAAATGAAGAAGACCGTAAAGACTGGGGATGAAATGGTCAGTCACATGCCTGACGAGATAGGTAATTTCGTGTGGGCAATATCGGGGTTAACTCGTGCTATAGGTGAAGAGTTCATCACCTCTACGGATGAGGGTCGGTGTGTCTCGTGGTCCAATGGCAAAGATGCATACTTCTTGACGCTTGTGGTGGATGACCATGGTCGCTGTCATGCGTTGGTCGGGGATCATTTAACGGATCCCCAGAAGACCTATGCTTCGATAGGTTATTGTGTGTACCATGACATAAACGTTGAGTTGGCGTGGGAAGTGGATAAGGATGAGGAGATGATCCAGTGACAAAATTTGCGAAGGAACTACCGATCTTGGAGTTTGTACTCAATCAAGATTATCCCTTCGAACCAGTGTTGAGGTTCTCTGAGA